TAAAGGTGGATTTGCAGTTCCTCCAATGCATGGTGTTGTATACAACTTAGCATCTACTTTACAAAAAAATGATAAAGGTAGTTGGTACGGTTGGGTAGTAACACAGGACCGAATTTTAGAAACCAAAGATAAATCTTTGTACTTAAGTGCAAAAGGTTTTTCTGGTGATGTTAGAAAAGGGTCGGTGCAAACAAGAGCTGATGTAGAAGAGAAGATAACTGAGAACGTACCGTTCTAAGTTAATTAACCAGGGGCCCCTTAATTGGGGCTCCAACTAAAATTGTTGTATGAAAGAAAAATTTAAAGAAATATTTAGTGGCTTGCAAAGTGCCTATGGACAATATCAAAAAGGAGAACGAAGTGAAACAGGAAAACAAAAAGGAAAAGCTTTTATTATCAGGAAACCGATCACGGATAATCTTTGGGAAGACCATCTTAACGGGGTTGATCCTGCTCTTGGTATTATTCCAATTAATGAACATAATAATTGTAAGTGGGGTTGTATTGATATTGATCAGTATAATCTTAACCACAAGGATTTAATAACTAAAATAAGAAGTTTAAAACTTCCATTAATAGTATTCAGATCTAAATCTGGTGGAGCGCATATATTTTTATTTACAAAAGAATTTATTTCAGCTGCATTAATGCAGACTACATTAAAAAGAATTTCTGATTCTTTAGGATATCAAGGTGTTGAGATATTTCCAAAGCAAACGGAAATACTTGTGGAACGTGGGGACACAGGTAATTTTTTAAATCTTCCCTACCATAACCAAACAAAAGGACTAAGATATGCGTTCGATGATAATGGCGCCGCTATGTCACTTGAGGAATTTTATAAGCTCTATGATGTTTATGCGCGCACGAAAGAGGAAGTTGAAAAAATCGAAATCAAGGAAAAAAAGATAGAAGAAGTATTTAAAGATGGGCCTCCATGTTTAAATAGGTTAGCTAAAGATGGATTTGGCGAAGGATCTAGGAACAATGCATTGTTTAATGTTGCCATATACTTTAAGCAATCAGAACCAGATACTTGGCAAGATAAAGTTGTTGAAGCTAATTTAAAATACATGGACCCACCTTTAAGCAATAGTGAAGTACAACAGTTATTAAAATCTATTGGTAAAAAAGGTTATGATAAATACAGATGTAAGCTTCCACCTATAAATGATGTTTGTAATGCAAAATTATGTAGAACTAAAAAATTTGGTGTAGGATCAGAAGAAGAAGCTATGCCAATACTTGGTAATTTAACTAAATATAATTCTAACCCACCTCAATATTTTTTAAGTGTAGGAGAAGGTGAAACACAAAAAAGAATTGAATTAAAAGCTGAACATTTAGCAAATCCTATTTTATTTTCTGTAGCTGTGTTAGAAAAAGCTGATTTAGTTATTCCTAAATTAAAAGATAAAGATTGGAGAGAATATTATTTAAAACCATTAATGGATAATTTACAGACAGTTGAACCATTAGAATCTTTAGATCCTCAAAATCAAATAATAGCTTTACTACAAGATTGGACTACGAACAGACAAAATGCGAGAACTTTGGACGATGTGTTTAATAAACTTCCGTACACAGATGATAAAAGAGAGTTTACATATTTTAGAATGGATGACTTTTTTAATTTTTGCAAAAAGAATCATTGGGAAATGGATAAAGCTAAAACTGGTAATTTAATTAAACAGTTGAAAGAAATATTTGTAACCGAAGTCAGAATGAAGATTAAAGGTCAAGAACCTAGATTAGTTAAAATTAATGCTATGAAAAAAATAGATGCAACAGTTTCACAAACTAAATATCAAGATCAACATTTCTAATGAAAATAGGTGTTAATTGGTTTTTGAAATATAGACAAGCTTTAGAAAAAATAGAAAAACTAGAGTTTGAAATAAACGTAATGAGGAGAAAATATGAAAACTATAATTCTAGGTCCACCTGGGACAGGAAAAACAACAACGTTGTTAAACTTGGTAGACGAGTTCATAAAACAAGGAATTAGACCAAAAGAGATTGGTTATTTTTCTTTTACAAAAAAAGCTGCATTAGAAGCAGCAACAAGAGCTTCTGTTAAATTTGGATTAAGCGCGGATCATGATTTAATTTACTTTAGAACGCTTCATTCACTTGCATTTAGAATGTTAGGTGTAACTAAAGATAAGATGATGAGTAAAGAAGATTATAGAGAATTTGGAATAAGATGTAATATTCCTATTAAAACTGCATCTTATTCAGATGAAGATGGCATATTTAATTCTGATAATGAATATTTAACTATAATAAATACAGCAAGAGTTAAAAGAATAGAATTAATGGATTGTTATGATTTAAGAAGAAATCTATTAGATATAGAAAGAGATACATTATTTTTATTAGATCAAGAATTAAAAAAATATAAAAAAGAAAAAGGATTAAAAGATTTTACAGATTTATTAGAAAATTTTATTGAACAAGATATAGCACCTAAACTTAAAGTATTATTTATAGATGAAGCTCAAGATCTATCTCATTTACAATGGGAAATGGTTAGATCTATATGGAATAAGGCAGAAAAGACTTATATTGCAGGAGATGATGATCAAGCTATATTTAGATGGGCTGGAGCAGATATAGATCACTTTATAGCGCTAAAGAATGAAGTGGACGAGATCCAGACGCTTAAACAATCTTATCGTATTCCTGGTGGTCCTATACACGAATTATCACAAAAAATTATATCTAAAGTTTCTAATAGATATGAAAAAACCTATAATCCACGCCAAGAAACAGGTTTATTAAGATATTATACTGATATTACTCAAGTTGATATGTCGCAAGGAGAATGGCTAGTATTAGCTTCAGCTAATCATTTTTTAAATGATGTTAAAGAATTATGCGAATTACAGGGTTGGTATTATCAATATAAAGGAATTAATTCATTATCTTTAGAATTATTATTGGCTTTAAGTAATTGGGAAGATTTTAGAAATGGTAAAGAATTAAATTACCTACAAATTAAAAACATATATAAATATCTAGGTGCAAACGTTACCCCTGGTTATAGAGATGCTAAAACATTAAAAGCAGAAGAAAAATATATAATTAAAGACTGTATGCAAAATCATGGTTTACTTACAGATAAAGTATGGTATGAATCATTTGAAGGTGTTGATACGATTACAGAAAACTATATTCGTAACATGAGAGCTAATGGTGAGAAGATAAATAAAACTCCAAGAATTCTTATGTCAACTATTCACGGCGCTAAAGGTGGCGAACGTGAAAAAGTTTTAGTTTTATTAGATCTTACAGCAGCTGCAATTAAACAAGGAGATGAGGATCCAGATGATTTACATAGATTATTCTACACAGCTTTTACAAGAGCTAAACAAGAATTACATATTGTAGATCCTAGGGATTTTAATAAAGCATACACTATATGACAAACAAAACATTTTATAAACAAATAGGTGGTAAACATTATAAGACAATGAAGATACAGCCCTCAATTTTTATTAACGAAAACGATTTACCGTTTGCAGAGGGTAATGCAATCAAGTATATCTGTAGACATAAATTAAAAGGTAAAAAAGAAGATATATTAAAAGCAATTCATTATTTAGAAATGATATTAGAAAGAGATTATGGAGAAGATAAATGATTACATATTTAATAGTTAGTGCTTCATTATTAATTATAATGAATATAATAGGTATTTAGATTAATAGAGGAGAGAAGATGGAAATAGCATTAATATTATACGGCATATCACTTGCCTTGTACATTTCAGCGATGATACAATGACAAGAACATTTCAACAGATATTATTTACACCACAAACAGAGTGGGTAGTACCAGAAGAACTGAAAGATCTTCGCGGTCATAAAGAAATTGCAATTGACTTAGAGACTTGCGATCCAGAGTTAACGGAACGTGGATCGGGGAACGTGACTGGTCGTGGTTTTATTGTAGGTATTTCTGTAGCTGTAGAAGGCTGGTCTGGTTATTATCCAATAGCTCATCAAGGTGG